GGGTTCAACCCTCTGGGGAAGTGTACACTTCAGTAAGGCTCCTTCACCACTGATTCGTGAGTGAGGGATCTTGGACGTAACCCTAGCTCCTCTAACAAGAGGAGACTGAAGGTCACGGTCCCAACGGTGAACCTCTGGTCTAAAGACCGAGTGCTTACCGAGGACAGGAGAAGCTTCGCCGACGACTGGCATGGGAATAATCTTCTCAAGCAAATCGTCGAGAAACCGCGCGGCACTCCACAATCCAGCCTGGTAAAGCTGATTTCGTAGAGACACGGTCGAAACTAACTCGGCAACGTCCCGGCGTATCCGGGGTAAAGCGCGGCGACGATAGACAACAGTCACATCGTCGCCCCACATATAGTCCCGTCCGCAAGACTCCCTGAATGGGCCATCCAGGAAACTCTTGGACCCATTTGGCTTGTTTCCAAGTGAAACAAGCAAACGGAGACACGTAGGTGCCTCGTGTGTGGGAACGACAATGTCGTCCCCAAACACACGTACCTCATCAGCCAACGATTTATAGTCGGCAGACGAGGGCCGCGAGGTACGGTAACGGCTTGATGCAACCGCGTATGCTGCAATTGTCGCAAAGACAATGCTTTCTACAGGGAAGCACAGAGCCGAACCCATCGACGCGAACTTGGAGAGTGCAATAACACCAACTCCAGGAACGCTCGCCCGTGTGGAACGCGATGCAAGAAGATACTCCAGCAAACTGGGGTACCGACTAAACACTGCTTCGACAAGGGCGACGCTAACACGGTCTGAGGCTTCTGAGAGGTCGATCGTGGCCAAATGGCCCGTTTTCGAGCCTTCCCAGGCCATCCTCTGGTTCTTCCCTTGATCGCAAAGATCAACGAAATCGGAGGAACCGGAGAATTCGTGTTTAAACTCACGAAGGAGAGCCTGCTGTGCGAACTGCACAGTACAGGGCTCCATCGCGATAACACGAGCCTTGTTAGCGGTCTTAGGAACAGCGATAACCCTAACGGGTATCTCTGATCCGGGTGGAGTAAGACCAACCTGGGACACCTCCTCGTCGCCCCAACGGGCGGAGAGGAACTCCTGGATTGGGGCGACCTTATTAAGTCGCTCAGTCCAGTACAAGCGATCGAACTTCTGGTTTCCAGAGATCCGGTCGGCAGTGGCACCAGGCCCGTGCTGAGGGATGAGCAGTCCGAAATGGACTCTCTCATCAATACGCGCAAGCTTGTCTCCGAAGAGTCGAGCGCACGCGATTCCCAGCTCATGGAGTACCTCCGGCGAAAGCCATTGGTCCTCCAGGTCGTTCTCGCATTCGACGAATGCCTGAAACGACTTGCGGGTATAGCGTTCGGGACATACTGCAAACACTTTCTTGTGTAAGCGGCATATCTGACGAATCGCATACACCGCGTCGGTGGAGGCATCGCCTCTAACCGTACCATCAGCAGTGAAGATAAGGTCGGCGAACCCTCGGAGAAACCGGGGGAGAGCACCTTTCCGGCCAAAGGCTGGACAGGAGTCTGCGACCCACCTACCTGTTGCGAGGGCTCTTTCGAGAGCCTCTGCAAAAGTAGGGAGAGTAATTTCCAAGAAGGAAATACCCTCTTCTTCACTCCTGCGAAGGATAGTAAGTTCATCCCTCGCAGTTGCGACACCGCAGAGTACCCCAACATCGTGGAGTACTTTAGTCGTCAGGGTAATCAGGCTTTTCATTCACCCCTACTTGGGTAGTGAATCCATAGCCCAGATTATCGTCTGACCGACGGCCTGCTCAGCTTTCTCCACCCAGTGCCTTCGTAACGAAGGCACCGGAGGAGGCAGCCAGCGTAGCCGCGAAGCCGTCCCAGATGGCTTTGGCCTCGGCCGGCGTATAGCCGGTACGAGGGAGGTCGAACACGACGTACACACCCATCGAATACAGGATAGACTGCGCGCTGATCAGAGGATCAGCCGCAATCTTCGAGTGATCGAGGCGGATGAGACGGCGAGTACGACCACCATACGTGTGCTGCACACGCAGCTTAACGTTGCCATCATCCTTGGTGAATTCACCAAGGTTGATGCCAGCGGTGGTGCGAGGCAGTGAGTGTGCCGTACCAGAAATGGTAACGGACTGCGGGTCAGACAACATGTCTGGACACCCCTAACTGTTCGTCCCCGGGTTACGGGGAACTAAAGATTCCCTCGGCTAATGCCGAGGGCCGCGAGAATGGACCACTGGCGCAGCGAGAAGCTGTCCAGTGAAAGTCCAAAACCAAAGGGTGATGCGGACACACGGTTCTTGGATTCTCGAATCCTAGTAGCCGCGATCCGTGGAGAGCTGCCATTATACAGACGGAGACCAACCAAGTCGTAGCGCGTACGCTCGATTTTGTGCTCCATCAGATAGGCATACTTCCAAACAAGCCCGTCGAAGGCAAAGGACGTGAAGTTTCCCACAAGGGAACCCACATCAGAAACCCAAACGACGAGCCAGGTCCACGGCGCGAGCTGCCACAGCAGCTCAGGGTCGGGTCGCATCCCAAGGAGCCTGTTGGCTTCCTGGGCTTGGCGAGCGATCCTACCATGAAGATCATCCATGGGAGGAACGTAATACCGACACATACCGGAAATCCATACACGACGATGGTTTTCAACCGTCGTATAGAGCTTTCCGGGCGCATCGTAAAGATACGTAATACCGCCGGGATACCCATAAGAGGTAGCCGAAGCGGTACTAGTGTCTTTACTGACAGGGTATCCAAAACGTCTGCGGACGTCTTTACCGGAATCACGGTAAAGCTGATCGATAATCTTCTTTGACTGTAAAACAGCCTTAGAAGCATCTCTCAGATCGGATACAAGGGGCTTCCACCCAAATTCCCAATTCAGGTACTCATCAGAGCCTGCTTTGAGAAATCTCCGTTGACGTTTCGCGTCAGACATTAATGCCTTAAGGAGACCTGAGCCGATTAGGCTCGGGAGACCTTCGCGAAGCTCACCGAGAGTAACTCCTAACCCAGACAGCGGTGCTGTCGGGCGCATCTGATTGAGGGCACGAGTGCCTTCGCTCGTTAGCGTGGAGCTAGAGGTGGCTGGTAGGAGAATCGATGTGCCAATTCCAGGGGCTGGAACGATGCCTTTAACAAAGGCATAGTTATACCCTGCTGGCATGCCCCCGCCTCCCGTCGCATAAACGTCTGCAGATTCAATCTGTGTGACGTAATTGCGTCGGGTGAGGAAGGGGCCGCCACTATCGAGACGCGCTAGCCCTGCCAGCGGAAAGTCATTAGGGATCCTCTTACGAGGAGGCCACTGATGACCTTCAGAAGTCGTCTCCTGACGCCCTCGGATATCCGAGGTGAACTCGGACGGCGGATTGCCGCTCGTTTGATGTCCAACAGAGTGGGAATGGATTAACCAATCCCGCTTGCGCGTCTTTTGACTTCCTTTAAATCCTGTCATTTCGACCTGCCCTTTGGTACCCGAATCCTGGTAAGGATTCATGAGGGTGCACTGCGGTAGCGCCTAGGCCATTCC